TGTACACAAGCTACAATGGGCATATGAGCAAGGCAATGATCCACTCTTATAACTATGCAAGCATTGATGATGCACTGCGTATCAACTACGAGAACGGATTTCCTAGGACACTCAAGCAAATTGCTGATGACAACAACGAATACTTTAACCGTGTGGTCTATCGGTATCAGGTTCTACGTAAGGCCAAAGTAATTGTTGGCTCAAGAGATACTAGGTTTGCTCAAGAAGAGTTAGCTAAAGTACAAAAGCAACGTCAAGTCTTGTCACGTACAGCACGTATGGTCAAGTCTATGACAAAGACGAGTTTCTGATATGACGTATGATCAATTGCTTAGAGAAATGTCAGGTAAATTTCTGACCACACCTTTACCTGAGTACTGGAACGGTCTACCTGACAACACTCTAGAACAGTGGGTAAAGGAAAACACCTATGAACCCTACGAGAATTGGGATTTTAAGGAGTTGATTTATCAGATAGATCAAGTTACATACGTAGCATGGAAACATTTGAAGAAGACAAACCTCGTACCAAGGTCTGAGTTGACTTGACACCAAATGAAAGAGAGTTTATAAGATGCAAGAGGAATTAAACCTAGATCATGAGCCTAGCCTTAATCATTGGGCTAGGTGCATAGCTGATGACGATATATACACAGGATACCATATCAGTTGGGATGCCGCATATGAAAGTGCTTGGCTGTATCTAGACGCTGAGTATAACTACAGCTATGAGTATAGAAAGGAATAATAATGCTTATCGTAGCAAGATCAGACTTGACAGGTAAAATATCTTCAATGGATATTGATGTCACTCAGGAACAGATCAATGATTGGGAAGGTGGTAGTCTTATCCAAGATGCCATGCCTGACTTGACACCAGATGAAAGAGAGTTTATAATGACTGGCATAACTCAGGAAGAATGGGAAAGTAAATGGGAATAGATAATAAAAAGAAAAAGTCTGCTATACTCCCTCGGCCTCGGTCAGTCAGTGAATTGGATGATCGTATCCTTGAAGCTGATTGGCTAGAGGAAACAGAGGAACAAATACGTGAAGCAGAAGAATATTATATAGGTAGGATCAGCAAGGGTGACTTGACATACACATCAGAGTAGTGTATAGTACATATGTACCCTTGCCAGAGGCAAGCCCTATTATACAAGTGTTCTTCTAACTTGTCAAGAGGAAAAATAAAATGGATAACATTGACGTTGCAATCAGAGGTGAGAACTACGAGATCAGTTGGCAAGTAGTAACTGATGGGGTTTATTACTATGATGATTGGGAAGACAGCCCCACCGCATGGGTTATTGAACATCCACCTAAGCTACGCATCCTGTACCTCTACGATGAACAAGGTAATGAGTGGTCACAAGATGTCTTGACAAAGAAAGAATACAAGACTATAATGGACATTCTAGAGCAAACGTATTGGGACGGAGTGTTTGAGGCGGTGATGATATGATGCAAGAGAGTACCTTTATCCGTAAGGAATCATGCCCTGAGTGTGGGTCAGCCGATAACTTGGCTAGGTATTCTGATGGTCATGCACACTGCTTCACTCCTGACTGTGGATATAGAGAGAAAGCTAACGGAATGACAGAACAAAGACAACAACAAACCATCAGGCCAGTACCAACTGAGGTGCTAACGCCTGTGGTCAGGGGACTGCGTGGGATATCCAAAGATACAATGGAGTTCTATGGGGTCAAGACATACCTGAACAGTGCAGGGGAAGAGGTCAAGCAAGATTACCCCTATCCATCAGGCGGTATCAAGACTAGGTTCTTCCCTAAAGATTTCAGAGCCAAGGACTTGAAGGCTGATGAACTGTTTGGTATGAACCTATGGAACGCAGGGTCAGGTAAGATTGTGACTATCACTGAGGGTGAACTGGATGCTATGTCAGCCTACCAGATGTGCCGCAATCCTAAGTACAACTCAGCCTTTGTGTCACTGCCATCTAGCAACCCAAGCAAACGCATATGGGCTAACGTGACAGACTGGCTTAAGTCATTCGATAAGATTGTATTGTCAATAGAACATGATGATGCAGGTAATTCGATAGCTCAGAGGATAGCTAACCTATTCCCTAACAAGGTCTATCGTATGCAGCACGACAAGTACAAGGATGCCAATGAGTTCCTTGTGGCAGGTCAACGTCAGTCATACTTTCATGCTTGGTTCAATGCTCAGAAGTATACACCTGAAAATATTATCAATACCTCTGACCAGTTCCTTAAGCTGTACAACAATGCGGAGCACCATGTCTACGTTAAGACAGGCATACAGGACTTCGATGATCTGTGCATGGGCTTGATGCAGGGACACTTCACCCTGTTCAAGGCACAGACAGGCATAGGTAAGACTGAGTTCATGCGGTACTTGGAGTACCATATCCTTAAGGAATACCCTGACATACCTATCGCTGCATGGCATATGGAAGAGACAAAGCTGCGTAGTATCTTAGGTCTTGTGTCGTACCACTTAGGTACTAACGTGACACGTAAGGACTTGATCGAACAGGAACAGGCACACGAAATAGTACAGGATGCTATCGTTGACCTAACCAAGGACGAGAAGCTATACCAATTCTTTTTGAATGATGAGGATGATCCCCTTGACATTCTCAATCATATCAGGTATCTTTCTCAGGCATGTGGTGTTCGGTACATATTCTTTGAACCGATACAGGACATAGCTGCTAACATGGCAGGTGATGAGGGCAAGGAACAGTTCCTAGCTGATCTGTCTGTCAGACTATCTAAGTTAGCTGCTGAGTTAGGTGTTGGCATCATTACTATCGGACACACCAATGACGACGGTGCTGTCAAGTACTGCCGTATGATTGAGCAACGAGCATCCGTTGTTGTCGAACTACAGAGGGACAAGATGGCAGAGGATGCTGATGAACGTAATACAACTAAGCTACTGGTCACAAAGAACAGGCCAGTTGGCCCAACAGGATACGCAGGTCAACTCAAGTTTAACACTGCGTCCTTTACACTAGAGGAAAAGTATGGAGACTACTGATATATGGATGATCACCGCAGGTGTCATATACCTATTCGGTGCTGCACTACACTACCTTCATGTCGTTACCATCTTCCATCTGCTTGACAAGCATGACGAGATGGATCAGACTAGGGCTGCAATGGTGTCAGCTATATGGCCTGTGACAGTTGTGCAAATTTTAACAGGATTTTATGATGACTAAGATAGTTGCTATGGATATTGAGACAGATTCTCTGGATGCTACACGCATCTGGGTTGTCTGTGGTCAGGACGTAGACACAGGAGAGACATACCAGTTTTTGAATGTGGATACAATACCAGAGGAAAGGGATAGGTTCATTGAGTTTTGTAGTACAGTTGACCGTTTTGTTTTCCACAATGGGATTGGCTTCGATGTTGGTGTTATCAACAGACTTGTCAAGAAAGATTGCATCAATCCTTTTATGGTTATTGATACTCTTGTTCTGTCTCGCCTTATAGACTATGGATTAAAGGATGGTCATAGTCTCAAGGCTTGGGGTAAAAGACTAGGTGACTTCAAGATGGACTTCAATGACTACTCTGTCTTGACACAAGAGATGATCGACTACTGTCATCAGGATGTTGTTGTCACTGCTAAACTATTCAAGAAGTTCTTGCCAGTTATACAAGACCCTCAGTGGAAGTGTTCCATTAGGTGTGAACATGACATTCAAATACTATGTGAAGAGATGACAAGCAATGGTTTTTATTTCGAGAAGGAGACTGCTGACCACTTGCTAGATGAGATAGAACTACGTAAGGTAGAACTAGAGGAAGGATTCCAAGTAGACTTTCCACCACAACTAGAAGAGGTGAATAGAATACTCTACCGTAAGAAGAAAGATGGTTCACCAGTAGCAGGTGTAGCCAATGCAATAGTAAAATATGCTAAGACAAAGGTTGACAAATCAGTTTACCCACCCCAATTAATATGCTATGATTGGGTAGAGTTCAACCCTGCCTCACCTAAGATGCGTATCGAAAGGCTATGGGATGCAGGTTGGAAACCAGTGGACAAAACCAAAGGACACATTACGTATGACAGAGAACAAAACCAAAGAGCGTGGAGCTAAGTTTGCTAGGTATGGATGGACACTATCTGAGACAAACCTTAACACACTGCCTGAGACAGCACCTACAGGAGCCAAACGATTAACTGAGTGGTTGACACTTGAGGGACGCAGAAGCTCACTGGTGGAGTGGCTTGGTCACTGTGGCGACGATAGCCGTATTCATGGTAGGTTTATGGGCATAGGTGCATGGACAGGACGTATGGCACACAAAGCACCTAACCAAGCTAACATACCTGCTGAGTTTCATGGTGATCCTAAGTCCTCAGTCGATGAGGTGAAGGCTAAGTATGACGGACAGTTCAGGGCATTGTGGTCAGTACCAGAGGACAGTTGGTTGATTGGCACAGATGCTGAGGGCATCCAACTACGAGTATTGGCACACCTAATGAAGTCAGAGGAGTATGTCTATGCTATTGTGTCAGGTAAGAAAGAGGATGAGACAGACATACACAACCTTAACCGTAAGGCTCTAGGTATGTCACACATCACTAGGGACATGGCTAAGACATTCATCTATGCCTTCCTACTAGGGGCAGGTACAGCTAAGATCAGTCATATACTTAAGGTCAATCAACGTATAGCCAAGGAAGCTGTTGATAACTTTATGGAATCTATCCAAGGACTTTCTGATCTAAAGAAGAAGGTCATACCCCATGTAGCTAAACGTGGACACTTCAAGGGATTGGATGGACGTAAGGTTGTAGTACCATCTGAGCACAAGGCACTGGCAGGTATGCTACAGAATGGTGAGAGTGTCATAATGAAACACGCAGCACTGCAATGGACAAGGACAGCCAAGCTAAACGACATTCCATTTAAGCTAGTGACATGGCCTCACGATGAATGGCAGACAGAAGTGAAAGGATCGTATCAGTTAGCTGAACAGTTAGGTGATATGCAAAGGCAGAGTATCGTGGACACAGGAGCTAAGTTCAGTATGCTATGTCCACTAGCAGGATCGACAGACATAGGCAAGAACTGGAAGGATACCCATTGAGTATACTAGGAATAATTATTTCTATATTTCCTCTAATTTACCTCTTGACATCCTATGTCTTTTCGTGTATATTAAACAAATCAGCAACGCCTAAAGGAGATAACAATGGCAAAAGCTAAAATCGAAGATTTCGTAGGCTCACTCTACTATGCCCGACTACACACAGACAACATGGATGACAGTGAGTACCATGAACGTACCCAAGGTCAGTACAATACTGTGTTCATCCCAAAGGATGACGAAGAAATCAACCGCATGGTAGACCTTGGGTTTCCTACTGAGTCAATGGGAAACCAAATGATCAAGGAATACAGTGTAGCTGATGGACGTAAGGGTATGAAACTCAAGCGTCCGAATGTTCATCCGTCTGGTATCAAACCCTTTGGTGGTGCTCCTTCTGTAACCAAGGGTGAAACTCTTGTTCCTTGGGACTTCATTGAGGATGGAGAACTAGGTAATGGAACTGAAGCCAAGGTACGAATCTCTGTCTATGGTGAAGGTTCAACCGCATCTGTCCGACTAGAGAGGGTGGGTGTCTTGAAGCATGTTCCATATCAGGAACTAGCTGACGTGGACACTTGGTAGGATGAACAACAGGCGCAACCCAATGGCTAAGGACTTGAGGCAACCCAAGTACAGGTCAAGGGTTGTGCCTGACAAGAAGAAACCTAAGCCAGTACGTAAAGAGAAACACAAAGGATCGAAGGATGATTGAGGCAACATACGTAGACCATATGGGTAGTGATCTTAGTGTGGTCAATGCAGCTAGGGTTAGCTTTGGTAAGAAGAGTGAGCTTGAGTGTATTGATATGGTCAAGGGTGTCTATGTCATGGCACATAAAGATACCAAGCTGATCCAGTACCTAGCTAAGAACAAGCACCTGTCACCGTTTGGTCACTGCTTCGCATCCTTTCATATCAAAGCACCTATCTTTGTGGCACGACAGTTAGTTAAACATAAGTTCCTGCGTTGGAATGAGATTAGCCGTAGGTATGTGGACAGTGATCCTGAGTTCTACTATGTAGATAAATGGAGAGGACGTAGTGAAGACAAAAAGCAAGGCTCTAGTGGTACTGTAGATGTCAAAGGTTTAACAAACTTAGGGTCAGCTAATTGGGCTTCCGTAAACACATACCATTCTTTACTTCAATTAGGAGTATGTCCTGAGCAAGCACGTATGGTATTGCCTCAAAACACTTTGACTGAGTGGTACTGGTCAGGATCACTGGATGCATTCTCAGATATGTGTCTGCTACGTTGTGCCAGTGATACCCAAGCTGAGACACAGGAGGTAGCTAATCAAATCAGTCACAAGATGCACGAACTATTCCCTGTATCATGGATGGCACTAGCTAAAGGAAGGCAGTAATGACCTACGCAGTTGAGATTGAGATTGAGCTAGGTGAGTTTACCTATGTCCGTAAGGAAAACCCTTGGACAGAAGATCACAAAGTGTGGGTGTTTAAAAACAAACACGAAGCAGAAGAAGAAGCTAAGAGGTGGAACACAGGCAGAGTAGTTCCATACATCAGACCAATGTCTAAGAGTGAAAGACAAAGATCAGAAGAGAAGGGTCAAACCAATGTCTAAACAAGTGCTAGTAGACGGAGACACCTTTGCCTATCGTGCTGCTTTCTCTTGTGAAGACAGTAGCTTAGACGATGCAATTGATAAAGTGGATGAACTTATAGATGATGCTTTGAATAAGGTTATGTGGGAAGTATCTGAGGATGGGTTTCAGGTGTTCCTTACTGGCAAAGGTAACTTCAGGTATGACATAGCTATTACCCATGAGTACAAAGGAAACAGAAAGGGAGCAGAAAAACCCCAACACCTACAAGGCATCAGGGATCACATGATAGCTAAGTGGGGTGCTATAGTATCTGAGGGTGAAGAGGCAGATGACCTCATAGGTATCTGGTCTACTGACTATGGGTCTGACTGTCTTGTTGTGTCAATTGACAAGGACATGATGCAGCTACCTTGTCACCACTACAACCCTAACAGACAATCATTCTCTAAGGTATCCAAGGTAGGTGGTAATAGGTTCTTCTATTCACAAATACTGACAGGGGATAGGGCTGACAACATCATAGGTTTGTACGGCATAGGTCCAAAGAAAGCTGAAGTAATACTTGAGGACTGCGAGAGTGAAGAGGATATGTATGAGGCTTGCTTGAGAAGCTACAATGGTGACGAAGATAGAGTGATAGAGAACGGTAGGCTTCTGTGGTTACGTAGGTTTGTAGATCAGGTATGGGAGCCACCTAAATGCACTACCGATCAGGCTTAGAGGAACGTACAGCCAAGTATCTAAGAAGTCTAAAGGTTAAGTTCACCTATGAGAAGATGAAGATCAAGTGGCAAGACCTAAGACACAGGACTTACACACCTGACTTCGTACTTGACAACGGAATAATAATTGAGACAAAGGGACGGTTCATTCCCTCAGACAGAAGCAAACACTTAAGGATAAGGGAGCAACACCCTGACCTAGACATAAGGTTTGTATTCAGTAATCCTAATGCTAGACTATACAAAGGTTCTAAATCTACATATGCGAGTTGGTGTGAGAAGTATGGTTTTAAATATGCTAAAGAAAAAATACCTGTTGAGTGGATAAAAGAGAGGAAAGGTACTTGACAATGCTTGATGAAGAGAGTAAAATACGTGCTCTTGCTGATAACTATGACCTAGATTTTTTACTGGAAGAAAGTGATGTAAGGGTTATGCACGTTATCAAGTACCTAGTTGATGAAGGTTTCTTAGACCTTGATGACTACTTTAACTTTGATGCTGAAATAGAAGAATGGAGAAGATTAGAGGAATGATAAACGAACATGACATAGAAGCGTTTAAGGCTTACCATGATTATGATTTAACTTTAAACGAATACCAACGCAAGGCTAGAGAGACAGCCATCTATCCTGCAGGTGCTTCGATAATGTACCCTGCCTTGGGACTAGCAGGGGAAGCAGGTGAGGTAGCTAACAAAGCTAAGAAGATTATCAGGGACAACAAACTAGATAGAGAAGGTATGGCAAAAGAACTAGGTGATTGCCTTTGGTACATAGCTGCACTGGCTAAAGACTTAGGCTACAATATGTCAGACATAGCTCAGAATAACTTAGATAAACTAGACCGTAGGAAAAGGTATGGTACAATTAAAGGGGAGGGTGATGATAGATGAGTTGGCTAAGACGTTACTTAAATTACCTAGCTACGTGGCGTAAGCACCGTGATGCTATCAAACAATTAAACAAACTGACAGACAGAGAGTTAAATGATATAGGTATTTCTAGGGCTGACATTGATCGTTTGGTTTGGTTAGAGGAAGACAAGACAATGAGAGGAAGAGGACAGCAATGATAGATAACTACTTACCAACTGACTATCAGACATTCATAGCTACTAGTCGTTATGCACGGTGGCTAGAGGACGAACAGTGCCGTGAGAGTTGGGCTGAGACAGTTGATCGTTACATGGATAATGTTGTCAGACGTGCCTTAGATATGGACACAATAGCTATTGCCTCAGAAATCAAAGAGGCTATCCTTGGCTTAGAAGTTATGCCTAGCATGAGAGCTATGATGACAGCAGGTGCAGCACTAGACAGGGACAACACATCAGGTTACAACTGTAGTTACCTACCCGTAGATGACCCTAAGTCCTTCGATGAGGCTATGTTCATTCTCTTGTGTGGCACTGGCGTAGGCTTCAGTGTCGAGAGGCAGTTCATCAGTAAGCTGCCAGAAATCCCTGAACTCTATGATAGTGAAACCATCATTGTAGTCAGAGACAGTAAGGAAGGTTGGGCTAAGTCCCTTCGTCAAGTGATAGCACTCCTGTATAGTGGTGAGATACCTAAGTGGGATGTATCTAAGGTACGTCCTGCAGGTTCAAGACTTAAGACCTTTGGTGGTAGAGCAAGTGGCCCTGCACCTTTGATTGACCTATTCAATTTTGTTGTCAGAGTATTTAAAGAAGCACAGGGACGTAAGCTATCAAGTATTGAGTGCCATGATATCATGTGCAAGATTGGTGAGGTAGTAGTTGTCGGTGGTGTACGCAGGTCAGCTATGATTTCCTTGAGTAACCTGAGTGATGATCGTATGCGTCATGCTAAGTCAGGTTCATGGTGGGAGAACGATCCTCAACGTGCCTTGGCTAACAACAGTGTAAGCTATACAGAGAAACCAGATGCTATTTCTTTTATGCGTGAGTGGATGGCATTAGTTGAGAGTGGGAGTGGTGAACGTGGCATATTCAATCGTGAAGCAAGTAAGAAACAAGCTGCGAAGTATGGTAGACGGAATCCTGACCATGAGTTCGGAACTAACCCTTGCAGCGAAATTATCCTACGGCCTTACCAGTTCTGCAATCTTACAGAAGTTGTGGTACGAGCCACAGATTCGGTGGAAGACTTGGCTAGAAAGGTCAGATGTGCCACAATACTTGGGACGATCCAAAGTACATTCACAAGATTCCCATATCTGCGAAAGGTGTGGCAGCGAAATACAGAAGAAGAACGACTGCTCGGTGTGTCTCTCACAGGGATAATGGACAACAAGTTAATGACAACTCAGAACGAAGGATTGGAGAAAACCCTTGAACATCTACGGAATATTGCAGTATCTACGAACATGGAATGGTCTAAGCGTCTTGGCATTGAGCCTAGCACTTCTATTACTTGTGTCAAGCCATCTGGTACAGTCTCGCAACTCGTCGACAGTGCCTCTGGAATCCATGCCAGACATTCAAAGTACTACATTAGAACAGTCAGGGGAGACAACAAAGACCCCTTGACACAGTTTATGAAGGATCAAGGTATCCCTAATGAACCAGACGTAATGAAACCTGACGCAACAACCGTGTTTAGTTTCCCTGTCAAGTCACCTGATGGTGCGATAGTAACCAAAGACCTAACAGCTATTCAACAGCTAGAGACATGGTTGATCTATCAACGTCATTGGTGTGAGCATAAGCCAAGTATTACGGTCAATGTCCAGAAGGATGAGTGGTTCGAGGTAGGTGCATTTGTGTACAAACACTTCGATGAGATGTCAGGTGTGTCATTTCTGCCATACAACGAGCACACATATCAGCAAGCACCCTATCAAGAGGTTGGACAAACTGACTATGATATGCTATTATCACTTATGCCAGAGAAGATTGATTGGACTAAACTATCGGAGTATGAACAAGAAGACAACACAGTGGGTATGCAGTCGATGGCTTGCTCAGGTGATGTCTGTGAAATAGTGGACTTAACATGACAGCTAAACGTAAATTCAACAAGGCAGCTTATGATCTCTACGATCAGACAGCTAAGGATAAACTGGTGGCTCTTCTCTCTGAGAGGGGTCACACCATAATCTCATCAGATGAAGACTACTATGCTGATGTTGTCTCTCAGAAGGAAGGGTACACCTACTTCAATGAGGCAGAGGTGAAGACAGCTTGGTCAGAAGATTGGCCTACCCATTGGAAGGAGATACGTATACCTGAACGGAAGAAACGATTACTAGCTAAGTATCAAGATGAGAAAGGTGTCTTAAACTTCTATGTATTCCGTAAGGATATGAAACAAGTATGGAGAATAAAAGATACACAATTAACAGATGAGTCCTTGAAAGAGGCTTTCGGAAGGTATATATCTAAGGGTGAGAAGTTCTTTCATATACCTTACACAGAAGCGGAGTTAATAGATGTCTGATCTAGTAAACGAACCACCCCATTATGGTGACGGAGATATTGAGTGTATCGACTACATGAAGGACAACATGGATACTATGATGTTCATGGGCTATCTTGAAGGTAACACCAAGAAGTACTTACATCGTTACCGTTACAAAGGTAAGCCAGTAGAAGACTTGAAGAAAGCACGTTGGTATCTAGACAGACTAATACAGGAGATGGAAGGATGATCTTTGTTCCTATAGTACTAGCTTGTGCCTTAGACTACTCAGGTTGTAGAGGGTACACAGCTAGTACTGCCTTCTTGTCTATGAGAGAGTGTCAGCTTTCTGTACAGGAAGGTATTAATAATCTATTAGAAAGGAACCTTCTCGTACTTGACTTTAAGTGTGTAGCCTTTAATACAGACCAAGCATAAAAAAAAGGAGCCGTTAAGCTCCCTTTAAAGTTTATCCATGTAGTACATTAATCCTATAAGACCAAACCCTGCTGTTAATACAACCAGTAAGATTATACAACCCCATAGAACTATCTGGTCAAACAACTCTTGCTGTTTCTTTTTCTTATCTTCTAAGTCTTTCTTCTTCTGTACACGTATGTCCTTACGTAAGGCAAGAAGCTCATTCCAAGCTGAGAAACCTCTAGTGCTTATGACAATAGCCCTTAGCTGTTCCTCAATATCGTCAGCTTGCTTACGTTTAACGAACGTGTCTAAGGCTTCTTCATTAGCTGACGAGAAGGGACTGCTTTTCTTCTTATCATGGTCTGATTTAGCTGAGTCAATAACATCGAACAGACTACCTAAGTCCTTAGCTAAGGATGCAATCTCCTTACCTGCGGCTAAACCTGCCTTCACACCTGCAAATATTGTAAGTGGATCCATTCATGCTACCACAAAATCTATTAGTTCCCCTTGAGGGAGTTTGTTGTTTGGTCTGTGAGGGTGGTAGGCATAGGGTTCTTCATGCCTGTAGGTGTTGGCCTTCTTGTCTACAGCCTTATGTGTTTCCTGTACTCTGACTTCCTTATAACTCTTGCCTGACTCAAAGACAATGTTCTTGTGAGTATCAAAAGGCATGAAGGGTAGAGGGAAGTGAGCTAGTAAGGTATTCTTTACCATTTCTTACATGACCAGTAACGTGCTGTAAACTTATCCTTAGCTGTATCACACTTATGTCTGGCCCTGAATGATTTCCTGCGCTTGGGGTTAGACTTCTTGATGGTCATGTTGGCATCCCCAAATCTAATAATCTTTTCCTTACCGTTCTTACAAGCCTTGACAACAAACTTCTTACCACCTGACACCTGACGTTTAGGGCTGTTGCACTTCATCTTTGATTTGTCTATCTTAGCCACGGTATCTTCCTAATGTTATTGTCTTAAGGAAACCTCTCCAGATTTCTATAGGAGAGGGAAG